GGGACAAATCGAGTACTGACGACTGAATCGTATGACGTAACGTTTTACAACCTCTCTACGACCACGGTAGGTGCGACTAAATACATCCAGCTATTTCGCCATGGAGCTGAGTGGATTTGTAACTGGGAGGATTGCTAACGTGAGTTGCCGCAAGCACTCGCCAGGCAATCCGTGCTACTGCATACCACCCGATTGCGAGTTCGTCGAGGCTGACTTGCCAACGGTGAACATAACAGGAATGACCGAGGCAACTGGTTGGCTGTTTTTTAACTCTGGCGATTGTTGCATCGCTTCAAAGCGATTTACTTTCGACGTGACGCAGGACGATATCGTACTCGACGGGGGAGACGTTCTGACGTGGGACAAAACGGAAGTTTGTGAAACGGAACGGTTCAGCATAGACAAGACGTGCGGCACTGCGACACAAGTTCTATGGACTGCGTCTGGTGATAGAGGGCTTATCATCCCTCCGGACGAGCCTGCATACGACTGTTGCGACCCGATAACCATTACGCAAGTTCATACGCTAACCAAAACGGCACGCAATCGAGGAGGCAGGCGTTTTGTAGTAACCATCCACGCTACTGCAATTTGGGTAACGTTCCAAAAGACTTCCAGCTACGTTTGTGCTCCAGATCCTGCGGTCACTCGATGGATCATGCGAAGCTATATGTATTTCGACGGATCGTATTCGTTCATTGATTACAAAGAGTTAAGCACTTCCTACACTTCGACGGCGAACACAACTTGCTGGGAGTGGCCTGCGGATACTACAGAAGGAACTTATCCTTGGGACATCGATGCGGTTGATAACGTCGTTGTCTATACAGGGACATTACCATCGTCTGGAATCCTCTGTCGGCAAAAAGTTTTAACAACCATACCTTCCGTAGAAACAAGCTACACATTTCTCGATACAGATGTAAACGATCCTGATTGCGTTCAGCCGTGGGAGGTGTGCGAAGGTGATTTATGTTTCTCGTCAGGAGATATTGGCGACGACGAGCCAACAGGCGGATTTTCCGAAGCAAAAATAATAAGCAAAGAGACGGACGCTGCGTATCAGTTGCAGCTATGCACGGAGCATGTTTATTATTGGTGGAGCAATCCAATAGATCCCTTGATCATCGGATTTCCGCCATGCCTGACAATATTCGAAAATATGTTTGCCGCACCGCCAGACATTATGCAAGATGCGGTCTTGTGCTGCACTGACTACGGCGGTTGGGGGCAGACCAGCGGTAACTTTTCCGACGCAATTTGCACGATACCAGCCTACACTTATCCGACCTGGACAACACTAACCGCTGGAGGTCCAGAGTCAGGAATAATTGAGTACTGCGATTATACATCCCTGAAAGCTGGGCAAGTCTATGATGATTGCTGGCCTACTCAGTCATGTCCGGCATGCCCAACAGGATCGCAGACTGGAGACAGCAATCACAATCTTGTTGTGGCTGCTGGCACACAAACTGTGCTTAAAGCGGGTGGGGCACGGATCGTCGAACTTACACGATCGGTTACTTGCAGTGGGTACGTTGAGCAAGAGGTATGTTTACCGTTCGCACCTTGGACTGGCTGGTTCTTCGTCTGTGCGTTTTAGTTTCTTCGGACGTTTGTAACGGTCTGGCATCAAGTCTTCAGGTTCACTTGGAGTCGCCTTAGTTCCCATATAAGCAGCCATGTAGCTGATGACGTGAGTAATCATCGACATGATTGACGCCGTCTGTTTCCAATGCTCTCCAATGGGTTCCACGCGATCGAAGGCTTCCCAACGGTCAAGTGTCCCATGAGGCATACTAGCCATCCAGCTTGGCACGTCTACTATCCCCCATTGGTAAGCGAGTCGATAGGCTAGTCGGAGCCTACGACTCCTTCGGAGTTTTTTACCAGATCCTTGATCTCCTTCTCGCTATACCGATTCAGCTCTAGGCAAGCCTCCCAAATTGGAGATGCGTAACTGAGCGGTAGTTGCATGAGTTGATCACCCGAGTCAACAAGCTTATTCCCGTCGGCGTCGATGAGCATGAGTGCGAGCATTTCGCGTCTCGCTTTATTCATGTCCACCTTTCCGTTGGTTTGAAGTGCAATCTCGTACTTCGCCCCCTCCGACTCCGTCATCTCTTGAACGAGGAACGGTATGTCGTTGAGCACCACTGTTCGCCGTCTCAGTGGCTGTGCGAGCAAAGATGCAAATCCATCTTTCCCAATAGGCTTGTTGTTGTCGTCACTCATTCTTCGTCGCCGTCTTCTTCGAGTAATTGCTGTTCCTGTTGTGGAGGAACGTAAAATGGGATCGCTGGTCCGACTTTGAACTCAGCGATCTTGGAACATTCTTCAGCTATCTTAAGTTGGTCAGCCTCAGAGAAACTCATCATTGGAACGAGCGGAAGTATGTTAGACCCCTCGTCCATTGCGAGGAATCCTACCGCAACACCATCAACGCTAACGTACCACTGACCAAGCAATACATCTTCGCCGCTAATGAGCGTGGCGGATCGCTGTACGAGTTTTACTTCCATGGTTACGCCGCTGTGTAAGTGGGTTGATTCGTAGCAACACCGCCACCGCCATCAAACTGGATCGTCATTGATCCCTTCATGATTTCGCCAGCCTTGCAACTTGGGAAATCTACTTCCTCAACGAATGCAGTTCCTTGCAACGTGTCGTTCGTAGCACCAGTGAATGCGATCGTGAACGCAGTTCCAGCATATGGTTCCGAAGTTGGAATCATCGTTGTTGTGATAGGCGGTGCTGTTCCCATCCAGTAGAACTCGACTGTAACTTTAGGTGCCTTCCTTAGGTCACCTGGACGCATGCGCTCGTATCCGCTAGCGCCTAAGATCGTCACGTCAAGCGGTGTTGCCGCGATCTTAGCCGCACTGATACTTGTGAGCGATGCAGTAATGCCAAGGCCACTGATCGTCGCCCCTAAACCGGTAATAGGTACTGTTCTTGCTGCCATGTTATGTTATGCCTCCCAATAGTGGACCCTGAAATCGAAACTCGTGATATACCGATACACCTGGCCGCCGTCTGTTGGTGTGTCTGTTTGGTAACTGTCGCCAGAATCTATCTCGACACATCCGATGTAGATTCCAGATACAGTTCCTTTAAATGCGCATATACCAGTGTTTCTCATGGCATGCGAAATATCGTTTGCGACCTCTCTCGAAGTCGCGTAGCAATCGATCATGAAACGAACGAATGCCGACTTGGTTATGTTGTCTATCTGGTGCTGGCGCTCAGTCGAGATCTTCGAGTAGACAACGGCCGGTAACGCAGAGGATTGAAGCAGGTTGTCTGGGTACATGCGTTGGCCGATCAGCGTCGTCACTGCACTGTAACTTAGTATCTTCGTTCTGAATGCTTTACCAATGTCTGCTGTAGCCATTATTCGCCGCTAATCACTCCGATGGTTCTCGCCGCACCTTCTGCCGACCCGCTGACTACTTGAAGGTACTTGACGCCCTCGAATGCTAAGCGATTTAACGCGACGTGACGCGAGGTGCTTACTGTCAATGAGTAAGAAGTCGATTCATAATAAACTGGGTTGAACGTGGAATTGTCGCACGAGGCTTTAAATGTGATCGCTGTGCCAGTTAACGCCGCTGGTAAAACCAGAGCCAGCGGTATCCTGTTTTCAAGCGTTAAGGTCGTTGATACCGTTCCTCCGTTAGCGATCACAACAGTGTCGGTAAGCCTCAAGTTTTTAGCCATTGTAAGCCTCTACTTCCTTTTGCAGTTTGTAAACGCCAGCCGCGTATTGATTGCCTTTTGTTTCGTCGTATGCTCGTTGCATGAACCTTTGTTCCGGTGGTATGCGTTTGAGTATTCGTGCATACTTTCCCCAATAGACGACATCGCGCCCGTCTTCTCCCGAGTCGAAGTTAAGCTTGTTTCCCTGATGGGATTGCCCACCAACGATGAGAACGCCAACATTTTCGTATCTCATTGATTTAGCACGAATCCATTCTCGAGAACTGTATTTCGCCCAGCCCTTTTGAAGCATTAGCTTGCTCCACTTGCTTCGCGTTCGTTCGCCTGTTTGCGAGTCTGGAGCAATGGCCCTAGCCTTCACCATGATCGGTTCAGCCATAGCGCGAAGAACCAATAATGTACGATACGTGCAATCTGATACCTACAGTCAGCGTCGTGCCAACTTTCCTTCCAATCACGCTCGAAGAGGCGAAGAAGCAGATTGAGCATCCTACGTCTGACGATACGCACGATGATCATCTGCGGAAGCTAATTGAGATTGCAGTGGATAAAGTCCAAAGAGACACAGGAATGTATTTGTGCTCTCAGACTCTATCCGTAAATACGCACGAACTGTGCGACGGAATGCAGTTGCAAGGATTTCCTATAAGCTCGATAACGTCACTAAAGTATTACGACTCTGGGAATGTGCAAACGACGCTGTCTACCTCGGTGTACTCGCTGAACGCTGCACATCGCAAAATACAATTGAACTACTACCAACTATTCCCAGTAACAACCGTGCGTTGGGATGCTTGGGAGATTAAATACGTTGTTGGTTATTCAAGCGTATATACAGTTCCACCACTAGCTAAGGCTGCTTGTTTACTTTTGATTGGCAGGTTCTTCCTGCTCGATCGTGGAGACTTATTGAAAGAGCCAAACACGAAGTCATACGAGAACATGATCCAGAATCTTTGCAGGGGCACATACCCATGATCCCTGCAGGTAAGAAACGCCACAGGATTGTAGTTCAGGAGCCTGTCGAAACACTCGACGATACAGGTGATCCTATCGTAACGTGGCTAGACTATTTAGTTGATGAGCCAGCCTCTTTCACTCCGGTGCGCGGGGGAGAGACGTTG